GGAGCAGGAAGAAAACGAATAACGGCCATGCCATTACCTGCTTTGTCTACTTCTGGTTGCCAGAAACGTGTATCATCTTTGGATCCTGCTTCAGCAGGTTGTGAGGTTGCTTCAATCGCTTTGGTTAGTGTTTTGATATCACTACGATTGCGCTTAAGATTTGCAAATGAACTCATATGTATTTCCTTGTATAAATTGTATGTTTGTATAGTTTCTTATCCACATTATGCATTATATCAGATTATATATGTCTTCTGTAACCAGAGATTTTAGTTTCAACAAAGTGTTGCCAACCTCTTTATGCAAAATACCTATACCACCTGCCGCATTGAATGATTGAATCACATCAGGTGTATCATCAATAAGGATTGTGTCGGGTCTTGCAAATTCAGATTTTGTTTTCCGACCTGCAACGACATTCGCCTTAAAAATAATTCCTTTGGAATTCAACCATACTTGCTTCTGCCTTGCTACCGACTCATGGTGTTTTTGTCCACCAGAAGAGGTTAGCATTTCCACTTCAACCTTATGTTCATTATGTAGAAAACAAACATAAGTCAGCAGTTCTTTACCACCAGGCCACCAGTCTAAAGTTTCAAACTGATTCGTTTCAACGAAATCGTCCCAATGTATATTAAAGTCTTTTCGGTCACGCATTGAACCAGGTAACTCATTGTACCTCTCAAAATAACGGCGTTCAAAATTACAAAGAACACCATCCATATCCAAATAAATCTTAGAGATTTTCATTCAACACCTTTTTCAATATCAATTTGTATTTTACACTATCCTGTGGTAGAAAAGAGGCATACTTGTTACACTTTCGCCTAACTTCTGGCCATCGGATAGTATCGTTGATTTTATTTGTCCACATAGGGAAGAATCCAAGAATTTGATTAAGCAAACACAAAGATTCAATTTGCACAACCTTTTGTAGAGTCTTGGTTAGTAGTACCGGGTAATCACCATCAGTCTTCAATGCTTCATTGGGATTAAGCGCACAATCACCGAAAATAAGTTTACAATCATTTTCAAAAGTATATGATAGTGACTGAATCACCTTTTGTCGTTTACGAAAATTCATATCGGCTTCTTCTTGCAACAAAACACCGACCCATGACTTCTCATCTTCTATAAAATTAGCAACAATAAAATTAATTAAATCTTCCTTGTTGCTATACTTGCGAGATAGTTTATAGAAGTGATATTTGTCTTTACGATTCTCAAATGTGGTAACACTGATATTAGTTTTACCGGCATACTTAAAGTAATCGTATGAGTCGGTTGTGAAGTGAAGTTTTAGAGCCTGATAGAGTCCAAAAGCTTCATAACCAGATATCATATTGGTAACCTAGCACCTTTTTCTTTTAGCATGTTATTGTCCAATGCCACATTTTCAATTTTAGATTTTAAGTTAGAATTGATTAATGTAGCAGCCACTTCAATCTCAAGCCCAGTTTCTTTACAATACTCTACAACCGCTTCAATGTAATTGTATTTTGTATTTGCAGCGAATTCTTCTATAGACCTGGCAAATTTTGCCATTTCGTCTTTAGTTGGCATCTTTTCCTTTTGGGCAGTTTTGATCCCAGCACTCATAGTTAGCCATTGTTTCGATATCAATCTTACAGACCGGACAAACAGTTGGTTCTTTATTGACTGAGCCTTTCATCAACTCATTTACAGTCCACTGCATTGCGGTAGATGGTGCAACACCGTTCCATGGTTCTTCTACAGGATCATCATTGAAGTCAATTGGGTCATTATAATATTCTTCATCTTCAACAAAGTCTAATGTGCCTGTAACATAAAAACCTGAACCACGCAAAAACATTTCAAAGTGCTGTAGAATATCAGTAAGCGAATCTGCACTAAATTCAACAGTAGTCTCTGCATTACGGCCAGAGATATCATCTATTTGTTTAAAAATATATTTCATTTCACAATCGTTTCATAAAGGGTTTCAAATTGGTCTTGTACGGCAACTTCTTCATCATAGTTCTGTTTGAAGTAGACCTTTGCCATTTTCGCTACAATCTTTTTTGGTAATTGTAACTGTTTACTGATATCCGCAATTGCTTCACGGATATATTCTTTCTCACCCTGTGCTCGTGCCATTGAATCAGACACCTCACGGATTACTTTCAACAACTTTTCACGGTCTGCTGGGTTTGAAATTTGATTAACACTCACTTGCTGAATAGCCATAATATACTCCTAAAAAATTATTTCTTAACTGTTGCGGCATATGTGATGCAAATTGGATTAGAATTTGTCTCATATGCACACTTCACCGATAATGGGTCAACACCTTTAGTAATTGCTGCTTCGATGTTCTTCGCCATGTTGTTTCTATCATTAGTATTATACACGATTCCGCCAATTATTGCGGTACATAATACGATTACTACCGATATACAGATAGTGATTAGGTCTTTATTCATATGAAATGATTCCTTTGTTTCGGTCGATTTGGTCAATTTTGCTTTTGTAGAAAATATGTCTCCCAATTTGCGTCTCCTTTTGTAATCTTGTCCAGTTAGGTTTTACATAATCAGCATGATAATAGGTCGCACCATTGGTCACATCAGTCATTCGTTCAAAATTTAAAAATACATTCGTTGACAATTGTAAGATATCATTATACAATGAAGTCTGTTTGATTGTCAAGCGTTTAGAGGTAAATGTGCTATCACAATACCATGAGAATTGGCAAACATGCCCTTTCTTTTGTTGAACCACTTCACAGATACTATCAGCATATCCTGATTGCACCCGATTCAAAGTGACAAAAGCAACGGCTTTCTTTCCATCTAATGGTTCATGTGCTGCTTCAAAGTAAATGTTTTCAGCTAAACAAGTTACTTGTTTTTGTGCCTCAGCAGTCAATCCATTGAATGTTGATTTGATGGGCAAAATATTATATGTGTCTATGCTTATTAATGATAAGAATAGAATTGCTGATGAAAAAAATATGCTAGAAATTATGAGTTTGCTTCGCATCTTACTCCTTGTGTGTTAAAAACAGCACTCCAGAAGGAGTGCTGTCACCCATTAAACAGACTTTTTGGTCGTAGTCTTAATTGGATCGGAAGTCATAGACAAAAAAGTATTTAAACTTGTGGCTTTTGCTATAATTTCTGATTCTGCTGGGTAGTTTGGATAACCAGGATGCTTAGGTGTTGCTTCACCTTTTGATTTAGCATCGTCACAGTCCATTGCGAACTGATTGGCTATTATTTCTCTTTTGCCAAAATAATCTGATTCAAGCATATCTTTAGCCATCTTCAGTAATTCCAAGCGCAATTGAAAAGCGTTCATAATTTTTCTCCTTTTGTGTGTGTGTTTCTCATTTTCATTTTTATTGAAATGAGTTGTTTGGTTGATTCACTATGTTTACGACCAAACATTGAATTAACTTTCCTCTGTTTTGCAATTTCAGAAAGTTTCTTTTTGGTTTCCTCTGTATGAGGCATACCAAAACCTTTGCGTGATTCAGACATTTTTCTTTTTGTCTCATCGGTATGTTTTTTATCTTTCATACCAACATTATTTTGAGACATAAGAAGTTTTGTCTTCTCACTTCTTTTAATACCCGTTGCATCTGGTGGCATCCCACCTCCAGCCGCAATATTAAGACCAATATATTTTTTTGGTCTTAATTGGTATTCAATTCCTTTACAATATTCTTTTTCTCCTATTAAGAAAATATCTACTGTTCTATCCTCTAAAAAATTTAATTTAGAAGAATGCTCACGAATTCTTCTTTTCAAATCTTTAGTTATACCAACATAACCTTGTGTCTCTATGTCAGTTTCGGATTCATTGTGAATCCAATATATTAAATATTCATTTAACATCTACATCTCCTATTAATTGATTAAAAAAATAGTGTGTGTGATGTGTGGTGTGTTGCTTATTTAGTCATTCCAGTGTCGTAAAACACCAGCAATAATGAAAAAATTGGTTATAATATAAATTAAAACAATTATGGTGCGAATGATTGCTATCTTATCGGCTTCTTTATTATCCGATGATGCTTTTTCACCCAATGCTTTAGCCCATAGTTTCCACATTAATGCATAGGCTCTTTATTTTTTGTTTTTGTTCTTGTGGATATGTTATGTGCCAATTTTTGAAAGTCATCATCTGAACCAACATATTCATTAGCCAACATAAGTCTAGCTAAAATGATAGAACTGAATATTAGAGGATCTGTTTTATATTTAATAAGCATAGTTGAAATAAAATCATCAACATCATAAGCCATCGCTTCAATATTATTTTCCATAATTAATCCCAAAGATTCTCATAGTATTTACCAAATAGACGGAAACCATTTGTGATTCGTTTTTGCACTTCTGCTATGCCTTCATAATCACATTTGTATGTGTGATTTGGTCCATCAATCCATTCAAACATTGTTGCTTTGCCGTTTTCATCCCATTGACAAGCAACAGTCTTCTTATCAATCTCACCTGAACGAAACTTTTCTTCCCATGTATCATCGACCTTATGTTCAAAAGCAAAAATCATTTCATTAAGAACATAATCCCAACGAGCGAAATGATTCGCATCGGTATCATATTCATTTTCTTTAGCTGGCGCTGAAGTTGATTTCAGTTCTTCTGGTACATCCTCATCATCAACAAAAGGTGAACCGTGTTTATCTTTTTGTAATTGTTTCAACATTGGCAAAATGATA